TTAATGAACATTTCTTCAAAGCTTTGATCTCTGAAGCTGGACATGTCGAAAGCTAAAGCCGTTAATTGTTTTGACATGTCCTTAGACAGCTCTGCCCCAACACCCATTGCTCGAAGCATCTCGCCAAAAACAGCAACATTGCTCCTTATGGAGACATCATTAAGCCCGAGCGCTTGAGCTAACTCAATCGACCAGGCACGAACTTCGTTAGCCATGCCTCCAAAGACAACGTTAAATCGTGATTCTACCTGCTCCGCATCTCCCGCCATTTTTATCAAGGCAGCGCCACCAGCAGCCATTGGGAGGGTCAGACCTATGCTTAAACTTCTCCCGACTGATGTCAGTGAATCACCTAGATTTGCCATCTGAGTCGATGCATCACTAGCTTCATCCGCTACGTCGCCTAAGCCGTCCCCTATATCGTCAAGACCAGCAAGGGCAGCCCTAAGCCCGGTTAAGACGGTTCTGATGGTTACGGTTGTTGTCATAGGCCTTTCCTGGACGTATTGTCTTTATTGATGAGGGAGACTAGAGTATTAAGCTCTTCAATGGAGTGATCTTCAATATCACTCCATGACCAACCATAAGAACTGGCGAAGAGGTGAATCAATTTCATTTTTTTATGTCTGTCCGATCCTTCATAACTTCGCCCATAATCGTGCCGAGTTCATTTATGTCGATGGTGTCTATATCGTCTTCAGTGATCGTGGGGTCAGCCTTATGAGCGACATGAAGAATCATTTTTGAGATAACAGAAAATGAGGGGCTGCCTTTTAAAGCATCGCCATTGACGCCATCTAATTCAAGTTTTTTCCAGTCACCTAAAGTCAGTGGTAGTGCAACTGCCAAATTAACGTCTTTCCCGTTGATTATCATTTTTTTCTCCTAGTTGTTAAGACCCCTACAGGGCGGTTATGTTATTAGTTAGATTAATCTCGATCGCCGTTGCCGATGATACGTTGTAATACCCTTTTGCCTCAAGGTCAACAGTCAGCCGCTCCCGGCCAGGGATTCCCAGCGGAAAAGATATGTACTTTAGTTTTGGTATATCAATCGTCAACTGAAAAGAGCTTGGAAGCGTCATTGACATCTTGAAATCGGTCTCGCTTTGATTTATGAATTCGTTATACTCAATCAAACTTGTGAAATCGAGGGTCGCCGATAGCATAACCGTTTGAAATCCATTTCTTCGTACTTTCCCTATATCAAATGAGTTATTTAAAACAGGGATACCGTCCAAAGCATTAGCCAAGGTAACAGTCAACGCTTCAATCTTCGTCGTTGCTGAGCCACCAATTTGAATTGAGGCAGTATCAAATGTAAAAGGCTTAGCACTTGAAGTTGGGAACGTTGGGGTTGTCGCTGATATTTGTTCCGAGCCACGACCAATGATGGTCGCATTAACCCTCAATTCTTGATTTGGGGTCACTGAAAGTTCAAGTTGAGAGACTACGCAGCCAGTATATCGAATTGAGCTAGTTACATCACGGTTGATCTCAAACGTGTATGGTTGAACCGGCGAATCTTCATGGAAATCGGTAGTTGATGTCTTAAATTGATGATTAAAAAGCTCTCCAACTTCAATTGTTGAGGTTACCCCAGCATACAGCATAGAGTTGAGGAAGAACCCAATAGTTTCAGGATGGCCAGGCAATGATATGGTGCCAGCAACACGGCGTATGCCATCACAATCATCAGGCTCAGCCAATGATCCAACAATATTTTTAATGTCAAAACGGTCTATACCAACCGTAATATTTTCCGATAAAGCCTCAAAATAATTGGTTACTGCGACACCAGATCCCCAAGTTGTTTCACGACCAATGCCAATAAATCCATTAAATCCATATGCCATCTATTTGCCCACCTTGTTAAGTTATAATTTGCTGAAAGCATCTATCTTGACGATCAACTCTGCACCAGTGATAAACCTTTGAGGGTTATTTCTAGTGGACATAAATTCACCACCGTCGAGCCATAACATTTCAACCTTATCATTCAATGTGCGATTAGCCATCAATGTCAATTCTACTTGATTTAACATGTCATCCCTAATTTTTATGGTCGATTGAACATCAACCCCCGCAGACCATACCCAAACCGACATCGTCAAGTTATATCTTGTTTGACGGCCAGCAGACATAACCTGACCGGAAGCTAGTGACCTATTGGTTAAATATATGCTAATGCTATTAATGTTTCCCATGGACCCGAAAACAACGTCATCCTCAATAATCACATTCGGAGCTGGGTTGACGATAATACGTTCGGATTGGTCAAAAATATCCTTCATTTCTTCTTGAATGCTGTAATAATTTATTCCACTCATTCCACTATCTCATTAATTATGTTTTCAAGGGCTTCTTCGGCGATATCCTCTGCTTTGCTCTGCGATGGGATTAATTTCCTCGCTGGCAATCCAGGATGGTTAACAACTGACGCTACTACCCTGCCACCAACCACTCGGAACGTAAGCAATCCAGCAGAGTCCTTTGGCCTTATCACATAAGGGTCAGTTCCAAAATGATGCCACTTAGCCTTTTCATCATTGAATTTTACAATAACACTATTCCCAACAGGGGGCTTCATGACTAAAGACTGACGCATTGCACCAGTGTCAGCAAGTGGGTTAACAACGCCTACGCGAGCGGTTGAGCGAACGAATATGGTATTGGCAGATAACGGAGCCCAGGGCTCTATTAAATTTCCTTTTGCGTCAAAGTTTCTAATGATAAAATCAAAGTGTTTAAGTGATATGACGGTAAGTAGATCGCTTGTGTTAAGTCCTCGGCGCATCGCCCGAATTAATTTTGCGGTTCTTACCGCGTCAAATGTAACTCCCAATTCAACCGTCATCATCGACCTCCTGGCTTAAGAACGATCTCTCATTAAACGTCGGGGTATCATCACTATTGTTCGTCCAGACTGAATGCGTGCTCTCTGACTTTATTGGAATGACAGCAAATGTATCGTCAATTAGCGGAGTAGATCCCTCGGCAACGGAATCAAGGATCTTAAATGCATGCTTGTACTTGGCTAAGTGAATATCGCTTTGTTCTTTGGTGTGATGGGAATATATTCGATGCGCATATAAATTATAGACTGTTATATGGTTTGATATCATTGACAGTTGAGGTATATTTGTTCCAACAAAAGGCAACGAGTATAGGTCGCTGATCTTCGCATTCATCATCAGCTCAGCCTGCCCTATGAAATATTGGATATCTCTCGACGTGATATTTGTTACGCTCCCAATTTCAGGAGAAAGCGCATAAACGTCTAAGACGGATGAGTATGATGACGGATACGTGGTAGCCATATTAGTAATATTTGCCCATTAATTGTTCTACTTTGGCACCATGGAGTGATTTAAAATCAACCATGAATTCATCGAAATCGAGATATCTTACCGTTTGCGGCTCTCCGCCCTTCACGTCGTCTAAGCCAGCATTGAAAGAATAATTGATTTCAATGCCACTTCTTAGCAACCTTAATGCTTCTGAGTAATATTTGACTGAGTTGATGCCAACATAGTGAGACTGCCCAAGAAAGTATTTTCGGAAAATATCACATACATTATGGGCTTTTTCTACCATCGAATTATTAATCTTTCCCCCATTTTGCTGAAGCTCAAAACCAATGATCATCATTTCGTCACGCATGATGAAATGCTTTTGCAGCAACCGATCAGGGCTTTCCTTGATATCCATTTGAAGCAGAGGGTAGTTTCTTATAAACCTCTGGCGACGTGTTTCTTCATTTAGGTATCCAGTATGCCCGATTGAGGCGTCGCGTAGCACAAGTGTTGCTCCTGGGCCTTTGTTCAGCTCGGTTTCAGGATGTTCGTGAATGCACCCATGAAATCTCATATCCGACCCATCAGCAAGGTGCCTACGAAACAGCCTTACTGGCATGTCAGCAGGGAACACGGCATCTATGCTGAAATGGTGCTGAAATAATGAATACCCGTTAAAATGATTCAGCTGAAGGTATCGGTGGATATTTTTTGCGTCGATTAACTTCTCATCCGTGTCAATCCATAATACCCAATCCATTGTTGCCTCACAAAGAACCTCGTTTCTTGCCGCACTAAACCCTACCTCACGGGGATTTGGCGCATTGACTATTTTGATGTTTTGGCCTTTATGTATGGCTGAAGAAACCAGCTCCAAAGCATCGCCTGACATTCCTGTATCACCAATGATTATTTCATCAGCAATATTTTCCAGTGATTTTATTGTCCACAAAAGCTGCTGTTCTGATTCTGGACCGGCAATTATATTCGCCGAGACTGACTGTCTTGGAAGAATACTGCCTATATGGCGCTCCATATTAATAGGATTTGAAGGTTTCCCATTTACCGTATAAGTACAAGTAAGCCACCCTAGGTTCTCGTTGAGACGCGCTGACTTCCCGGCAAACATGCCAGAGATCTCAAGGTCTGCCTTATCGCCAAACATTTCTGTTAAATCGCTTGTCGTCAAATGCCAAATGTGAGCACGATGTGGATAATTGTCGTAACTGTCATATTCCCATGGACCGTATGGAACTGTGATAATTATTTTGCCGCCCATTTTGACTGATTTTTCAACCTGGTCGGCAATCAGCCAAGGCTCGCGGACATGCTCTAAAACTTCAAATATAATCCCGGCATCTTTATCAATGATTTCAGGCAGAATATCAATGGTGTCGAATTTAAGGTTATCTGAATTGAGGCCTTTTTCATGAGCATGCCTTCTTGCGATCGCAACGCCATGATGATCAATATCTAC